CCACCCAATAGGGAGAAACCTGGCATATGGTTACTGCCAGGGACCCATGTTTACCCATCGTCCAGATGGGCAAAATGTGCGTACCTTCTTTATTTTTGTTCGTCCTCGTACAGAGTAACCACGTGAGTGTTCAATACCATCTGCAACTCGTAGCCTTGCGACTGCGGCGGCATTAGGAAGATCACCCACGAGTGCCCTTTCGGACACCGTACGATCCCATGACTGGGACGCTGACATCGCACTATAAAGTGCATACGCAGCGGGCCACTCAACGCCCCCTTCGGGGGGTCGGAGAATGGCGCATTCCTGGAAGGAGTCGAAGAAGTATCCACACCATCCGTCTCTTGCGAGCGAAGGTGCGGCTTCATCGAAGTCACTGATAAGGTGACCATCTCCAAAGCCTTCAGGACCTTTCCGACGAAGTCGGGAAGGTATCCCGCCAACAGCACGACGATAGACGCCCAGAAAACGATAGTCGCACCCCTCCTTCGAGAGGAGCGAGTTACGTCGACGGGCGATCCTTCGGATCGTATTCGCGGCATAGAAGGCAGACGTGAGTTTTGTCAACTCAAGTTTCCACAGGAACGGACGGACAAATTTCCCATCGAAGTAGTCGTGTCCACATGACTCGAAGAATAGTCCCTCTCTGAAGGACTTAGACTCGTTGATTGTGAACCCGATCACTTCGCTGACCTCTTGGAAAAGGTCAAACGCCCCGGATGGGATGATGACATCATCCCCGTACACACTAATATCCTCACGGATAGTCGTCCTGATTCCTAGTTCATCGCAGCACGCTTTCGCAATGCTGTAAAAGATCAAGGTTTCCAGTTCGAACGTGTACGCATTGCCCATTGAGCTGAACTTGTGAAAGCTCACCCAATGTTTGCCGTCCCAAAAATTGGGACTGCGGCAACGGTCTAGAAGCTCCACCCATTCAATGGGAAGTAGCATCAAGACTGTCCGGTACGCGATCGTGTCAGATGCCGAGGAGAAATCCACGGTAGAAAGGCCTCTCACGAGGGCTCTCTCGGCGAGTCCCTGGTTGACCGTTTGGTCGTCCAGGTCCAAGCCATATCTTTTGAGACACTTTCGCATCCAACTTCCGATACCCTTCTGCATCAAACCGTTTAAAAGCGGCTCAATGCATATGGGTCGGTCGGTGGTAGCGTCTTTGGGAACAAAGGCTAGTTGGGACCCAGGGATGATTTTAACATCAACCCTGTCCTGGGTAATCCACCCAGGGAACTCTCCGAGAAACTCGGAGAGCTGTCCAACCATCGCGTCAGTGCACTCTAGGTCAGCAATGACCTTATTGTACGGCGATGTCTCGCCGCGCACACCGAACGTTGCGCCAGGACCAAACCTGAAGTCGAAACGGTCGAGAGTTGGCACGGGGCCCAGGATCGAAGCTATTTTCCGTTGCGCACCAGAAATGATGCGCTCAACGTGGGGAAGGAATAAATTCTCCCCAGAGTCTCGATCACGGATCCTCGCGTTAGTTCTCATACACGCGATTTCAGACTGCAAGAACTTCTTGTACGCTACGGCCTCGGTATCAATCCCGGTTTTCAATCGGGGGTACTTAGCCAAGAGCTTAACGCTCTGATAGTCGTTATAGAAGGATGCAGGGTCCTTGTAGTTCAGAGGGTCTACCTTCTTTTCTGCAAGTTGTCGGTGTTCGCCGTATTTAAACAGCAACGCACACGAAAGGCTCACAGGAGAATCGATAGACTCCCACACTCTAGGCGCTAGGTCCTCAGCTGAGACCCGGCACTTCAACCTTTGCAGGTTGAAGGAACGCGGCTTCGCACGTCGTTCGCTCGAGTCCATCACGCTTTATCAACGAGATTGATTGCGAAGTCAATCTGCTCATCGTACTTTTCTAAGACACGATGATAGTACTCCAGGTGTCCCTCCATCAGCATACGAGTGGATTTCGCACTGTCACGGAGAGCCTTTTTAAGGGCCTCCTTGTCCTTCACCTCAGAAAGGTGCTGGGCGCCAGTGGGAATCTTTACTCGCCGATAAAGGACTTCACCATGGGAATAGTACGGTTGATCAAACGCGATGTAACTCATTTCGTCTCACCCGTCAGCAGTACGGCGATGTTTTTACGCACCGTCGGTTTCGTCGAGGGATCCTTGCCGTAGTGGACTGCTCCTTCGAGCAGCTTCATCACGCCAAAGACGTTACCCTCAACCATCTCGAAGACATACCCCGGAGTTAGCGCATCATAACTGACGCGCGACAGGTCAGCCGTAAAGGCTGACGCATGCCTCAGGGGGGTCCCGAAATAGTTGCAGTGGTCCCTCAACCAGAACTGCTGATCGCTCAACGCGGTTAGAATTTCTTCCAAACCCGCGCAAACGTTCTTACTGAGTTCGTCTATCGTATTTCCCAAAAAGAGAAACTTGTAGACTTCCTCAGCCTCAAGCATATACCGAGAGGGCCAGTTAGCGTCCTTCCTTCTCGTCCACATGTCAATGCGGACTTCGAAAGAGGCGATACAGCCCACTTGGGTGCTGAGCTCAAAAGATAGCATACGCGAGTTCATAAGTAAATCCTAACTAACATTCGTTGAGTTTTGTGCCGGCATTCGCTGGCACGCTTGTGGTGAGACTAGGCCCACCCAAGTGAGGCATTCGCCTCAGAAGCACGGTTACCCTTAATAGGGCAGTTCGTACTTCTCCACTGCATCCGTGACGAAGCTGTTTGACAACAGCTGCAGCACGTACTTCTGCAAGTCCTTGCGGTCTTGCAGCGAGCAGCGGTCAGGAAAAACCATGTCGAGCGTAGCCACCGGACGGTAGCTAACTGTCGGAGCCGGCGCAATGCCGGAGACAGTGTTATTCGACGTGACTTCCAACTTGGGGGTCTCCACACGAATCGACAGGCGAAGGTTCCGGTTGCTCACTGTGCCGGCGCCTTTAGGGCGCTGAAGGTTGAACACGAGCTTATTAAAGCCAATGTACAACCCGGCAGAGCGGTCTTCCAGAACCGCGTTGTCGGCCATGGTCTTCGCGGGTGCGAAGGTGTGGTTAACTGGCGTGCCTTGGGCATCCGCCAGAACGATGTTGGCAATTGCGGCCAATACGCTCTCCAGAGAAAGGTCGCTTCACAGCGATGCTCATCGGAGATGAGCCTACAGGCGAGAGTAGTCACTCGGAAAGGGGCTTCCGCCCCATTTCTCGCGTGACATAGCTCCAGCGCGCGTACCGATACCGCGGCTATTTAAAGCCACGGCGTCATTGTACGCTTTTGCTTCGGACTTACGTCCGCCGCCAAACGACCAGAGTAGTGACAAGCCACTCATGACCTGCTGTTTAGACAGGTCAAAATTGGCACCTACCAGTCGATATCGAGGGAATGAAGAGAGTTTCTCTCTCCATTTGAAGTCTTGGAAATGGTGCACCGGTATTACTACCGTTTTGCGACCTAAATCCGGACCAGTCCTATAAAGGATCTCCCCGATACCGCGAGCCTTCAGTCGTGAGGTAAGATGCCCACTCACAACCGAAGCGCCCTGCGGAGGGACCATACCATTGAACCAGTCACCGATTGGTAGAAACCAATCGGCGACAAAGCTCAACGTGGTCAGCTCCCAAGCTAGATTCAACGGGTTTAACAGACCCAGTTGAGAGAGGCTATAAAGAAACGGATTGTCGACTTGAAAAGTCAACGCAGCACGTGTCTCGTAGCCCCCCATTACCTCATAATACTGGTCCCACACATTATCTGCTGTGAGATGGCCAGTTGAGGATAGCTTGACATCCAGTTCATCGGATGCAGATGCGCGAACGGTTTTGATCCAGGGGATTTCATTCCGTTTCTCTAGAGCTGTTACGGCTCCAAAGACGTCAGCCAATAAAGGCTTAACCGCGTACGTCAGCGAAAGCTGAGTGCTAGCGGCGGCGTCAAGAACATCACGAAAGGATTGTTTCCGGGATAAATCATCACCCCGGGTGTACCCTGTCGCGCGGAGAGCGCCGCTAACATCCCCCCTACGGAGGTGCTTAGCTGCCACGAAGCACTTGATCATCGCACTCTGAACGAAATGCGCGGTTTCCCGCGCCTCACCCAGAGCGACACCTAAATCGATGTAACGCGACCCAAGCTTCTTCGATAGTTTATTGGTACAAAGTGTCCTTTGCAGGGAGATCGACCTCATCTGTTTACTATGCAGCCCCTTTACCCCAGAGCCGACACTCTCTCCCGCTGGGAGAGAGAATAAGCCCTGACCGGTTGTAAGGATTGCACGTGTATCCAGTAAGGCCGTCCCGCTAAGACCCTTCCAATTGATGGTAAAAGTCGTGGAACCGGATTTGAAGTATTCGACGAAAGGCATCGTTCCCTCGCCTCGGATCAACTGAAAGGGATTGTCCGGAAGAAGTAGGCCTTTAGCCTTCTTCTGCCAGTATCCTGGAGTTGTCACCGAGTCTCGGTAATAGTGCTCAAGTCTAGTACCACTGTCCGTATACCTCGAAATTACCGCCATTTGGACCTCTAAACACGTAAACTCTGTGCGCCTGGCGACACACAGCCCAAGTGCTATCTCACGATAGCGTACGCTCTCACGAGCGTAGACCTTACGGTCAAGTACCCCTTGG